TGTTTGCAAATGTATTCATGTCATATCACCTTATGTCGTATTGAGCCGAAAGTGGCTGTTGTCGTTTTGACGTTTTCCAAGCTACAGGATTTTGAAAAATAGTCAAATTCTTTTCGTGTGTGATTAATCGTGATCGCATAATGCGCGTGTTAACAGGCGTGAAAAAAGCAGGAAAACCAGATATACAGTGGATATACAGTACTGGACAAATCAACAGTCATCGTGTGCGCGGTAATGATATTACTGATGCGCGATAAAGACTATCAACATACGCGGTGATACCATCACCATGCACGGAAGACTTTAAAAGTCTTTATATGACAGGATCAGGAAAAAGCCAACTCTCCCTTTGGGAGGTTAGTTTCAAAGGATTTTAACAAATCTTATCGGAGGTTAATCTTTAGATTAAAGAAACTGCTAAGTCTCTGAAATCCTTTAGGATTTTTATAGAGATTCTAAAGAATCTTAAAGATCTCTAAAGTCTCCTCAGTTTGGAAACTAGAGCATAGCTCTAAAGGCTCTGAAGACTCTGAAGACTTTAAAAGTCTTTAACGCGGGTGATAGAGATTCTGGAGGCTTTGAAGTCTTATAGACTTTAGGGGCGGGCAGGTGACCATGGGGGGGGGGGTGTATATATATACAATGTTACACATTTTGCAGGAGAATTGGTTGTATACCAGATAGGGCCGGGGCTTCAAAGTCCTTTAAAGGGCAAGTGTAGTGTTATGTATAGAGACTTTAAAACGGGAGGAAGATGAACAAGGTAGATATGAGAATACAGACTATATAACCCTGGGGGCTTAATATTCATTATAGGACTAGAATGAGGTTTTGTCAAGTACTTTCGTTCAGTTCTTATAACTTTATTGCATAAAGTACTTGACAACTGCTCATTCTGAGTATATACTGTAGTAATATAATAGAAGAAGTAGATACAATGGGTTCTAAAGCTCTAACAACTAAGCAGGAAGCTTTCTTACAACATCTCATGGAATGTGGTGGTGATGCTAAGCACGCAGCAGAACTAGCAGGGTACAGCGAAACTAGCTACCCGTCAGTTGTTAAAGCTTTGAAGACTGAGATACTTGATCTTGCTACGAACATACTAGCACAGAGCGCGCCTAAAGCCGCCCTAAAGCTAGTACATATTATGGATAGTGCTGAACCTATACCGCAAGCAAACATGCGTATACAAGCAGCACAGACCATCCTAGACCGCGTAGGACTAGGAAAGACTGACAGGCTCGATGTAACTGTTAATACTACTGGTGGGTTGTTTATATTGCCCGCAAAGCAAGAGACAGTCATAGAAGGTAATTATGAGGAGATCTAGCAGTACTATTCCATTTGGTTATAAGCTGGATGATAATAACGTAGAGTTGTTAACGCCTATACCCGAACAGCTAGAAGAGCTAGACAAGATGATAGAGATGGTTAAGCAGAAGACATTGAGTCTCCGCGAAGCCGCAATGTTCTTAGAACACAAGACAGGGCGTACTATCTCCCACATGGGCTTAAAGAAGATAGCAGACAAACGCTATGACTGATTGGGAACTAAATCCAGATAACTACGCAAAGGACGATGCCGGAGAGTTTATACTCAAGGTTGATGGTACACCGCGTAAGAAGTCAGGCAGAGCAAAAGGATCTAAAAGCCGTGGTTATAACTTTCATTCTGAGACTAAAGCAAAGATGGACGCAAAGAAAGTCGTCCGAGAAAAGCAGAAGAAGTTAAAGGCAGCACAAGCTAAAGTAGAAAGCTACAAGCAAAGCATTAAAACAACAAATAAGACGCTTAACAAGCTTGATGCAACATCTTCGGGCACAGAAGGAAATGTTCTAGAAGCTACAGAGCTTGAGAACCTGCCAAAAGGTTTAGCGCAAGAAGCACAAGAAGACATCATCTTTAAAGCCAATGAAGGCCCACAAGAAGACTTCCTTGCTTCGAGCGAGACAGATGTGTTGTATGGTGGTGCAGCAGGAGGTGGTAAGTCCTACGCCATGCTAGTAGATCCATTACGCTATGCACACCGCTCAGCCCATAGAGGGTTGATCATTAGACGCTCTATGCCAGAACTACGAGAACTAATAGACAAGAGCCGCGAGTTGTACCCTAAAGCTTTTCCGGGCTGCAAGTACAAAGAAGTAGAGAAGCTCTGGAACTTTCCAAGCGGTGCAAAGATTGAGTTTGGCTTCTTGGAACGAGATGCAGATGTTTATCGGTATCAGGGACAAGCATATAGCTGGATAGGGTTTGATGAGATCACTCACCTCCCGACTGAGTTTGCTTGGAACTACTTGGCTTCTAGACTTCGTACTACAGACTCAGAGATTCAGGTCTACATGCGTTGCACAGCAAATCCCGGCGGTGCTGGAGCTAACTGGGTAAAGAAGCGTTACATAGACCCTTCACCACCGCATGAGTCGTTTGAAGGCAGTGACGGGCTAACACGTAAGTTCATACCCGCTAGGCTTCAGGACAACCCGTTTCTAGCCACTGACGGCAGATATGAGAAGATGCTAAAGGCTCTGCCGCCAACGCAGCGACAGCAGCTTCTAGACGGCAACTGGGACGTTGCAGAAGGCGCAGCGTTTACAGAGTTTGTTCCGCAGATACATGTGATTACGCCTTTTGAGATTCCTGTACACTGGGAACGAATCAAAGGAATAGATTATGGTTACGCATCTGAAAGTGCTTGCATTTGGGGTGCAGTAGACCCAAGTGACGGGACACTTATTATATATCGTGAGTTGTACCAGAAAGGACTATTAGGCACAGAGCTTGCAGACCTAATAACTAATATGGAACTAGCAGACCCCTTTTCGGTTGCTGGAGTTCTAGACACAGCTTGCTGGAGTCGCACAGGAACTACAGGGCCAACAATTGGAGAAACTCTACAACGAGCTGGACACAAGCTACGTAGAGCGGATAAGAACAGAATACAAGGAAAGATTCAAATCCACGAATACTTGAAGATCATGCAAAGCGGTAGGCCCAAAATACAATTATTTAATACATGCCCTAACCTGATACGCGAGCTTCAAAGTATTCCTCTGGATAAACGCAACCCAGAAGACGTAGATACTAATGCATCTGATCACGCATACGATGCTCTACGTTACCTGATTATGTCTCGACCGCGCATCAACGATACGTTGAACCAAATGAGACAGTTCCACAGAGAGCGTAGTTATGCTCCTGTTGATTCAACCTTTGGATACTAAAATGGCTAGATGTAAGTACAGCAACGGCGGATTAAACGCACAAAAGACTTTCAAAGGTGTTGGAAGTATTGAAGGATCTATAGGCGGCAATCAAAACTATCGTTCTGGAAATGTTACAGCATCTAAAAAAGTAGGTGGAGCAAGAGTAAGTGCCAGTAAGTTTAAAGACTCTATGGGTAACTCAGGTTCAAACTATAGCGTAGAAGCGCAACTAAAAAATAAATCCTCAGTAAGCGCAACTAAGTCTAAATATAACATAGGCGCTTCTTACAACAAGCAAACAAAAGGCGGGACAAACATTAGACTAGGAGTTCAGAAAAACTCTCAAGGTCGGTTGTCGGGTAGTATGTCTATCTCTAAGCCTCTTTAAGGAAAAGTATATGAGTGAAGAAGAAAACGGTTTATTTGGAAATGCTGGAGAGATTTACTTTTCGCCTGTAGAAGGTGAGAGTGGTCTTGACCTGACCCTAGAAGAATCTGTACGTCTTCAGTTTGTAGGTTTAATTGAAGATCGCTTTGAGCAGTCTGAAAGAGCAAGGGAACACGATGAAGCCCGTTGGCTCCAAGCTTACCACAACTTCCGTGGACTTTATCCTAAAAATGTACGATTTAGAGAATCTGAAAAGTCTAGAGTGTTTATCAAAGTCACGAAGACTAAAGTTATTGCAGCTTTTGGGCAGCTAGTAGACGTTATCTTTGGCACTGGTCAGTTTCCAATTGGCGTTAAAGAAACAGACATCCCTGAAGGTGTCTCAACATACAGACATTTAGACACTGGCCCCGGAATCGAAAGCTCCGAAGCCCCTACAAAAGAAAAAGAAGAAGAAGAAACAGTAAACCCGTTTGACGTAGGCTTTGAAGGAGACGGAAAAGTCTTAAAAGCTGGAGCCACGTTCTCTTCGGGCGAATCAGCCCTTGAAGAAGCTATAAAAAGAGGCGAAGTTGATGGCAAGGTCAGCTTAACTGACGGCCCTAGCCCTAACCCACAAGTTTTAGAGACAGCTCCTGCTAAGGATGCTGCCCGTTTAATGCAGAAACTCATACACGACCAGATTGAAGAGTCTAATGGTTCTTCAGAGCTGCGTAATGCGTTGTTTGAGTCTGCTTTGTTTGGTACAGGTGTTGTTAAAGGCCCGTTCAACCACAATAAAACACTCAGCCGTTGGGAAAAAGACGAAGAGACAGGCGAAAGAACCTACAATCCTCTTCTTGTTCGTGTTCCGCGCATTGAGTTTGTAAGTATTTGGGACTTCTTTCCAGATCCTAACGCAACAACTATGGATGATTGTGAGTATACGTTCCATCGCCACAAAATGAACCGCTCACAGCTCAGAGGTTTAGCAAAGCTTCCACATTTTAACAAAGATCAAATCCGTGACTGTCTTGTTATGGGTTCAAACTACGTTGAAAAAGATTATGAGCATGAATTAAAAGACGACCAGCGTACAGAAGAATATGGAGACG